GTGGTATGTATCCAAAGCATGTCAGGTTTCGTGAGTCAGAAAAGTCTAGAGTCTTTGTTAAAGTAACTAAGACAAAAGTACTAGCTGCTTATGGTCAACTTGTTGATGTTATCTTTGGCTCAGGTAAGTTCCCGATTGGTATATCGGAAACTAAAATGCCTGAAGGCGCATCTGAGTATGCCCACCTTAATCCTTCTACTCCCCTCCCCGGTATTGAAACCACAAGTCCCCGCCCTGAAACAGAAAACCCATTTAACGTAGGTTATGCGGGTGATGGACGAGATGCAAAACCAGCAGGTAGTACATTCGTCAAAGGTGAGCAAGAAGACATTGATGCAGTAGTAGCAGATAACCTAACCCCCGGTTCAACTCCAATCCCTGAAATGTTTGAAGTTAAACCAGCACAAGCTGCTGCAAGGCGAATGGAAAAACTTATCCATGATCAGATAGAAGAGTCTAATGGATCAAGTGAAATAAGAAGCGCACTGTTTGAGTCTGCGCTTTTTGGTACAGGTATCGTCAAAGGCCCGTTTAATTTCAACAAGACTTTAAACCGTTGGGAAGAAGCAGAAGACGGTACTAGAACTTACTCCCCGACTGATGTACGAGTTCCCCGCATTGAATTTGTAAGCATTTGGGATTTCTTCCCCGATCCAAACGCAACGTCAATAGACGAATGTGAATATGTTTTCCATCGTCACAAAATGAATAAGTCTCAGGTTCGTGCGTTAGCGAAGATGCCTTACTTTGATAAGGATGCTATTCGTGAGTGCATGATGATGGGGCCAAACTATGAGCCAGAAGATTACGAACACGAGTTGAAAGATGACCAGCGTTCAGAAGATTATGGTTCAGGACAGTACGAAGTATTAGAGTACTGGGGAATAATGGATGCTGAGTATGCCCAGCAGATTGGCATGGAACTTCCTGAAGATGTAGACCCACTTGATGAAGTTCAAATAAATGCTTGGGTATGTAACGGTAAGATACTCAGAGCCGTTGTTAATCCATTCACACCTCATCGCATTCCATACCACGCCTTCTCCTATGAGCGTAATCCATATAGCTTCTTTGGTATTGGCGTAGCAGAAAACATGGATGACTCACAAAAGATTATGAATGGTCACGCAAGAATGGCTATTGATAATCTGGCGTTGTCTGGCTCACTAGTATTTGACGTAGATGAGTCTGCACTCGTTGGCGGTCAGAGTATGGAAATATACCCCGGCAAAATCTTTAGAAGACAAGCAGGGGTTCCCGGTCAAGCGATTAATGGATTAAAGTTCCCCAATACCTCTAATGAAAACATGATGATGTTTGATCGGTTCAGGCAGTTAGCTGATGAACAGACAGGCATTCCTAGCTACTCGCATGGTCAAACTGGCGTACAGAGTATGACTAGAACAGCATCTGGTATGTCTATGCTACTAGGTGCAGCCTCATTAAATATAAAAACAGTAATAAAGAATCTTGATGATTTTCTTTTACGCCCGCTTGGAGAAGCTTACTTTCAGTGGAACATGCAGTTCCTTGATTCTAAGTTAAATGTAGAAGGTGATTTGGAAGTTAAGGCCACAGGTACAAATAGCTTGATGCAGAAGGAAGTACGCAGTCAAAGGTTGACTATGTTCTTACAGACCGCACAGAATCCTGCTATTGCACCTTTCATAAAAATCAATAAACTTATCAGCGAACTTGCTTACTCTCTGGAACTTGATCCAGAAGAGATTCTTAATGATCCAGAAGAAGCAGCTGTTATGGCACAAATCATAGGACTACAAAATGTTGGACAAGGAACTGGCGCACAAGTTAGCCCCGGTGGTGAACAACCCGGAGCTATGGGAACCCCTCAAGGAGTACCTCCAGAAGGCCAAGACCTTGGAGTTACGGGTACTGGTGGGGGCAACATCGGAACTGGAGCTGTACCGCAGTCAGGGGAGAGTGAATTCTCTGGAACGCCTAGAGCAACTTAAAGATAACGTAAGAAACGTAATCAACGAAAGTAAACAAGATGCCAAAAGCTAAGTCCAAAGTAAATGAAGCGGGTAACTACACTAAACCTGCAATGCGTAAAAGACTGTTTAATAAAATTAAAGCGGGCAGCAAAGGCGGTAAAGCAGGACAGTGGAGCGCACGTAAAGCACAGATGTTAGCTAAAGAGTACAAAGCTAATGGTGGAGGCTATAAGTCATAATGGGTATGGGTGTTAAACATTACTTGAAAGATGGTACTGTTCATAAAGGTGGTATGCACAAACATCCAGATGGTACTCTTATGACAGGTAAGACAATGACTAAAAAATCTGTAAAACTATTTCACTATGGTGACTTGAGCAAGAAAGCAAAAGAAAAGGCTAAGTCTCAATGGCGTTAAAGAAACCACAGAAGTCATTAAATAAATGGACAAAGCAGAAGTGGCGTACTAAAAGCGGTAAACCTTCTACTCAAGGCCCAAAGGCAACAGGTGAAAGATACTTGCCTGAAAAAGCTATAAAGGGAATGTCTTCTAAAGAGTATGCAGCTACCAGCAAGAAGAAAAGAGAAGACACAAAGAAAGGCAAGCAGTTTTCAAAACAACCGAAGAAGATAGCAGCTAAGACTAGGAAATACAGAAAATGACATTTTTAAAAATGAAAGCTACTGAACTTTGTAACCAGCTTGGGGCCAAAGTAAAAGCCACTGTAAATGGTGTAGAAGATTTTAAACTTGGTGCGGGTACAGCTGGAGTAGCTGCTGTAGCAGTACTTGTTCTTCTTATAGTTATTTTTTAAGAGTATAGATATGCCTGTTAACAAAGAAAAGATGGAAGCCATGAAAAAGCAATACGGTTCAGAAAAAGGTGAACGGGTATATTACGCTATGGAAAATAAAGAAAAAAAGTACGGTGGTGGTAAGATGAAGAAGTACAACGAAGGTAGCATGGCTATGCCTCCTGAAATGGAAGCAGCACCTGTAGATACTTACCCCAACATCCCGCCCGAAGAAATGGATGAGGCGATGGCATCACAGCTTCCAGATGAAGAAATGATGCAAGAATATATAGATTTCGTAGTTGATGAATCATTAGAAGATGAGGAAAAAGACTACCTAATGAATGCTTTGAGTCAAGACCCGCAGCTGAGTCAAATCTTTGACAAGGTTGTAGAGACTGCCTCAGAGTTTTCCGGGTCAGGCATGGTTGATGGCCCGGGAACTGGTGTATCAGATTCAATTCCCGCAAGACTATCTGCGGGTGAATTTGTAATCACCAAAAAAGCCACCGATCAAATAGGTGCAGAAAACCTCCAACAGATGATGGACGAGGCTGAACGTGCTTATGATGGTGGACTAATGACTAGGCCAACTGATCCTGCAACTGGTGTACTGACGGACGAAGAAATTCGTAAGCAGATGCTGGATGCTAATCAGATGCCTAGTGTTCGTTAACACGGCTACCTTGTAGTAACAAGCCCCGTACTTGTCTGACGAGACTAAATTGGTATGGCTACCTTGTAGACAACAAGCCCCGTTTGGAGACTATTATGACTGAAGCAGTTATGGATAACGATGAAGTACAAGCTAATCCTTACAACATGGATAAGGAATGGCACAAAGGAACAGATAAAGAGTTCGTGAGTGCCGACACTTTGTTTACCCCGAAAAAACCAGAGGCCACCTCCAGCGAAGAAGCTGAAGCCCCGAAGGAAGAAGGTAAAACAAATTACAAGAAAAGGTATGATGATCTAAAGAAACATTATGACAAACGTGTTTCAGAGTTCAAGCAGAAAGAGGAACAGCTTCTTGCTGAAGCTAGGGCAGCAGCCCCTCAGTATCAAGCACCTAAGTCTGTTGAAGAACTGGAGCAGTTTAAGGAAAAGTATCCCGACTTGTATGAGACTGTAGAAACTGTAGCGCACATGCGTAGCGAAGAACAGATTGCAGACCTCCGACAGGAATTGGTAAGCATCAAACAACGTGAAGCTGATATTACTCGTAAAGAAGCTGAAGCGGAGTTGATGTCACGCCATCCCGACTTTAACGAAATTCGTGGAGATGATAATTTCCATGAGTGGGCAAAAAGTCAGCCTGAAGAAATACAAGATTGGATTTACAACAATCCTAATAATGCTACTTTAGCAAGTCGTGCTATTGACTTGTATAAGCTTGAAAGCGGTATCCCTCAGTCTAAAACTTCTAAACAGTCCAGACCTGCAACCTCTAGTGCAGCGGATATGGTCTCTACTAAGACCAAAACTGTTGATGCTAAAGAAGCAAAGGTTTGGACAGAACGGGAGATTGCCCGTATGTCTGTAGATCAGTTTGATAAATATGAGGATGAAATCAATCAAGCTATCTCTGAAGGCAGGGTAATCAAAGGATAATTTTGTCTAATATTGAGGTAATACATCATGGCTTATAATCAGGCCGATCAGTATTTTGAACCAGCAACAGATACTGATGCTAACTTTGCGAACTCCGTAAGTGGTCAAACCAATTCATTCTTCCTACCTGCCGTTTATAGCAAGAAGGTACTTAACTTCTTCCGTAAGGCAGCGGTTGCTGAAGCAGTCACTAACACTGACTACGCTGGTGAGATTTCCGCTTATGGAGATTCTGTTAAAATCATCAAAGAGCCTACCATCACTGTTTATCAGTACGAGCGTGGTCAGGACGTAACTCAGACCAAGTTGACAGATCAGGAAATTACTCTGGTCGTTGACACTGCTAACGCCTTCAAGTTCATCGTAGATGATATTGAAAGCAACATGTCTCATGTAAACTGGCGTGAAGTTGCAGCTTCTTCTGCTGCTTACTCACTCCGCGATGCATTTGACGAAAATGTATTTAGCAAAATGGTCTCTGGTCTTTCAGCTTCAAGCCCCGATCACACTCTGGGTGCTGACTCTGCGACTGCTCTTGCTGCTGGTACTTATGATGGTGCTGGCGCGGTAGACCTTGGCGTTGCTAGTGAAACCGATCCTCTTGATCTTATGGCGCGTATGGCCCGTCTTCTTGACGAGCAGAGCGTACCTGAAGAAGGTCGTTGGTTCGTAGCTTCTCCTGACTTCTATGAAGAACTGTCACAGACAGATTCTAAACTGCTGTCAGTAGACTACAACGGTGGACAGGGTTCCATCAGGAATGGTCTAGTAGCTGAAGGTAAGCTGCGTGGCTTTAGCATGTACAAGACTAACAATATGCCTTCTCAGTCTAATGCCACTGGCGTTTGTCTGGCTGGTCATATTTCTTCTACTGCTACTGCACAGACTATCGTTAACACTGAAGTAATCCGCGATCCGTCATCTTTCGGTGACATCGTTCGTGGTCTTCATGTTCACGGTGTTAAAGTATTGCGTCCCGAAGCAATGGTCGGTGCGTACTACATTATTGACTAATAGTTGATAGGAAGGTGGGGGTAGGAAACTGCCCCCATTCTTTTATGAGAAAAAAAGGCATAAATTTAAAAGCTAGAAACAAGCACAGAGGTAGACCCCGCAAAAGTCAGGTGTCGCGTGAGCAGTACGAACAGAACTGGGATCGTATATTCAAAAAGGATAAATAATGGCAGCATCATTCTTAACTGTTACAAATGAACTGTTACGCGAACTGAATGAAGTTCCATTAACTTCTGCTAACTTTGCTTCAGCTACAGGCATACAGCAACACGCTAAAGACTGTATCAACAGGGGTTACTTAGACATAGCTAACTATGAACCTAAGTGGCCTTTTCTTGCTACTGGGGAAAGTGGTACAACAGACCCAATGTATGGCAACGTATATGTTGAAACTACTGCGGGTACACGTTGGTACGAACTTAAAGCTGCTAGTTCAAATGTAACAACTGACTATGGTGCAATTGATTGGGATACTTTCTATGTAACTACAATTGGAGTTACTGGTGAGACTGCCCCATATGTTTCTAAGAATCTAAGATTTTTAACCACGGAAGAGTGGAAAGATTTTAGGCGTACCGCAGAAAATGCAGACGATGCGGATACACAGACTTGGGGAGAACCCCGCTTTGTCATTCGTAGCCCAGACTCTCGTAAGTTTGGACTAAGCCCAATCCCTAAACAAACCTATCGTATTTGGTTCTATGCTTGGGATTTACCAACAGAACTATCTGCATATTCAGACACAATAGTGTTCCCAGATTTATACAAGCCCGTCTTAATGGCTAGGGCAAGATATTACATTTGGCAGTTTAAGGATAACCCACAGGCTGCTGCATTTGCGTTAGATGACTATAACAAAGGACTAAGAAGCATGCGTTCTAATCTTCTTGATCCTACTCCATCATATTTTAAAGACGATAGAGTGGTATACGTTTAATGTCCCAACCATTTGGTCTTTCATGTAAGGGCGGGTTAAACACTAACCTGAACCAATTTGATATGCTGCAACAGCCGGGGTTTGCTACGCAGCTAATTAATTTTGAAGTAGACCCGGATGGTGGTTATAGGCGTATTAATGGCTACGCCAACTATGGCACAACTAGACCCGAAGGTACATCGCAGATTCATGGTGTATTTCCTTATGCACTAGGTCTTGTTGTATGTGTAGACACAAGTATTTACTACACTGAAGATGGTACAACATGGACGCAGATAAATAGAGATACAGGACATGCTGGCGTTACTGAAGCTAATCTAAGTTCTCAAACAGAACTAGATAGACCTGATCAAGGTCAGGCACAGTTTGCAATAATGCGTGCGCCTACTGGACATACAAGTAGCGAGTATGGTTCATTAAGTATTGCAACAGGCGCAGATAAAATGGCACACTTCCATATTGATGGAACAGGTGCTAGTAGAGTATTTATATACCAAGAAATATCTACTCCTGCTGCTGCTAAATATGTTGAAAACCATAACAAGCATATTTGTGTTGTTGATGCAGAAAACGCACCATCAACTGTTTATTACAGTAAAACAAATGATGACAGAGACTTTACTGGTACTGGTTCTGGTTCAGTAACAATTGACGACAGAATTGTAGGTATTAAAAGTTTCCGTGATTCTCTTTATATTTTTTGTCAAAACACAATACATAGATTAGATAATATTAACGACTCAGCTACTGTTGCTGTTTCACAAATTACTGCTAACGTAGGTTGTTTAAGTGGATATAGTATCCAAGAAATTGGTGGTGATGTTTTATTTTTAGCACCAGACGGTATTCGTCTTGTAGCTGCAACAGCCCGTATTGGTGACGTTGAGTTGAGTTCTGTGTCACGACAGGTACAGTCTATTGTTGCAGACATTGCTGCAAACATAACTGACTATACTATAAGCAGC